GTACCCACCTGCCGCAGAGCCGTACTGGCTCCTTTGCGGGTGGGAACGTGCGAAGTAATTTTTAGCCTTCTTCATCGCCCGCTCTAGGTCGTAGTCCGCGCAGATTTTCTGCAGTACCGGAGAGAGCTTGCCCAGAATCTTACGGTTCTGCGACAGGATCAGGTTATCAAACTCAGCCGTATTATTGGACTTCACGGCAAGCGCCAAGCGCTGCTGGAACAGAAACATGGGGGCGTTGCCATTACCGTCCATCGCCACATACAGCTTGCGGATATCCCGCTCCACGGAGCGCTTACCGGCTTTCTCGCCTGTGGACGTCAGGCCGCCCTTACCGCCAGCCCCCATAGGTGGGGTTAAGGACATCATGTCACGGCAGATTAACTGGGCTTGCTTCAGGCCGATATCCACCATCGCCGTCCGGGACATATCCGCAAGGTTGTTCATGGCCGTCTGGAATTCGGCCATGCTCTTAGGTACGATGCCCGCCTTTACCTTCATGCCCCATCATCCATGACCTGCAGGGTAACCCACGCGGATGTGCGCTTGTAGGTAACCTGGGTGATCCGTACGCCCTTGCCGTTAACCAGCAGTTTCTTGCCGTAGGCTAGGGAGGGAACCACGGCGTTGGAGGCGATGACCGGGCCAGATGCCCCCGCCGTGCCGTCTGGGAAGGCCCAGGAGGCCGTTTCAGCCACGATACGGACAGAGTGCCCAACCTTATCGCTAAAGCCCCCTTCGCCGAATTGCTGGCTGGTCTGGGGTTCCGAAATCATACAGCGGAACGTCAGGGTGCCGTCAGCCGTTTGGCCGGGCACCCCCAGGTCATACATGACCACCTTGGCATCGGGCAGAAATTCAGCGTATAGGCTCATCTATCTTTAGGAAAAAAAAAGCCCCCAGTTAAGGGGGCTTCGTTTCAGGGGCTCAGTCCGATTAGGGGTTAAGAGCCAGGGCCATCGTGCCGGTCGTGATACCCTTCGCGGCGCCGAACATGACTTCAAACGAGGCGATGATATTACGAGACTGCGGGTCAACCCAGACGTTGTAGTAAACCGTCAGGCCGAGCTCTTCGATCACGATGCTGTTAGACTCCAGCATGGCGCCCTTGATGTGGTCGAGGGCAGGAGCAGCGGAGGCCACAGCGATAGCGGACTGGTCGCAAGCGAACGCAGCCAACTTGGTGACGCCGGAGAAGGACGAAGCGTAGAAGACGCCAGCCTCGAAACCGTACGAGCCGGAGGTGCCGAGAGGCAGGCCGAGAGCGTTGGTCGGGATAAGGTTGGCGTAGATGCCAGCGTTCGTGACGAGACCACGGCGGCGGCTCTTCGAGACGCCAGCCCAGAGCTTGGCGAGATCGCCAGAGGTCGGGGTGATGGCCGAGTCAGCAGCGGTAACGACAGCAGCGCCGAAGTTAACAACCGTGATAGGGGTGGTAGCCAGCGCCCAAATCTTATCGGCGAGGGCGTCCATGTTGACCTGGATAAGATTCTCCAGCTTGATGGCGTTCTGGATATCGGCGTACTCAAGGCCGAACGGCTGGTACACGTGGTCGAGGGTGACCGTGGCCTTAGCGAGAGTCGTACCGGCAACGCTGTTGAAGGCGGTCGGGTTGATCTGCGTGGCCGAGGTGGCGGTGGCGAGAGGAACCTGAATGGTGTCCTTCGGCTTCTTCACCTGGTCGGAGAAGTCGCTGGAGAAAAGGGAGAGAGCGGCGAGGCGGTTAGCCAGGACGGTCTTACCCTTGGTGCTGATGGTCGCGGCGATTAGGCCGGAGTCGATGGTGTTAGCCATGGTAGTTTATAATATAGGTGTTACAGGAAAAGTTTATCCGAGGCGCTTGCGGGCAGCGAAGAGCTCAGACTTATGCTTGGTGAAGAATTCGTCACGCGCTTTGCCGGCCGACATGGAAGCGAGCTGTTCCAGCAATTCCTTGCCGGTGGGCTTCGCGGCCTGCTCAGCAGGGGTGACGTTAAGCGGCGCGATAGGAGCGCCAGCCTTGGCGATCAGGTCAGCGGCCTGCTTGGAGGCGGTGGCCTGGGCGGCTTCCAATTCGGAAACCTTGAGGGCAAGGGCGTCACGCTCAGCCAAGAGGGTGGCGGCCAATTCCTTGGCGGCGGTCAGCTCCGCGTCAGCGGTGGTAACCTTGGCCATGAAAGTGTCACGCTCAGAGGTGAGGGCCGAAAGGTCAGCCGTCAGTTTAGCGTTAAGGGCTTCAGGAGTTTCTTTGCTCATGTCTTCATCATTAGCCTCCGTGTTGATAATTTCAGCCGGGTCGATGACCTGTACGCCCAATTCGGCCACCGCTTTGCGGGTGTCTTCCCGGTTGTCGATGAATGCCTGCACGTCATAGCCCTGGTCGAGCAGCGCCTTGACTTCGTTCCGCTTGAATTCGGGTGCGTCCTGGCTACCGCCGTTCATGATCAGGCGGCTGTATTCGATTTCCAGCGCGGCCAATTCGGCCACGGTGGCTTCACGCTTGGATTCAGCGCGGTTCGTCAGCAGGACTAGCGGGCATTCATATGCCTCGATAAAATCCTCCACAGGTTCGATGAGCATACCCGCATCGTCAATGAGGGTGCCATCAATATCGGAAATAATGATTTCAGGCATTGGAATTGGGGCTGGTCTTCAGGGCATCTTCCAGCGAATTGGCAAGGCCGGTAGCCAGGCCGAGTTTAGCGGACGTTCGGCCGGAGAACGTCTGGCCACGCATGGACGAATCGGCGATGGTCGAACGCGTCTTGCGGACGTCAGCGCGGAACGTGGTTCCCAGCTCTTCGACGTAGCGGATGGCGTCCTGCATCTCTTCGTCAGAAATCGCGGAGCCGTCAGCGCCACCCTTCAGGTCACCGGACGTGATGCTGATAATCTTAACGCCTGCGTTCTCGTATGCCTTAGACCAATCCTCAATGACGAGACGGACGCCGATAGAGCCCACGATTGCGGACGGCGCCACGATTACCCGGTCAGCGGCCGCACCGATGTAGTAACCAGCCGATGCCATGATCTGGTCGGAATAAGTCGCGGTTGGCTTGGTCGAATTGCGTACGAGCTCTGCCGCTTCCTCCACGCCAGTGGCCGTGCCACCAGGGGAATTAACGTACAGCCAGATTTCGGACACCTGCGGGTCAGCCTCCATGGCCTTAAACGCCTTCGTGAAATCGTTAAGGTCAACGCCGCCTAGGGCCTTCTCAAGTGAGCTGAGCCCCTTGCCGATGACACCCACCAGAGGTACGACTGCCACCATACCGGTCTTAGACGGCGCGGGGCGGTCAGCCACCATCTGCACCAGCTTATCCACCATGCCCAGCTGCTCGCTGGAACGGTAAAGGTCTAGTGCCTGGTTAGGCTCAATCATCAAGGGCTCGCGCCCTTTCAATCCTTGAAGAAGAAATTTCACGTTATTGCTGGAGAGGTTCGGGGTTTGCTTCGGTGATGCTGGTAATCTGCTGGTCGTTGAACGGCAGAGTATTGTAGCGCTGGCTAAGCGTGTTCACCGGCAGTTTATATTTCTGCTCAAGGTCACGCAGCCAGGCGATATCGCGGGCCAGCTGTTCGCTGTCGGTTTCAAACTTGGCCGCACGGCGCTTATACAATTCCGTAAAGGACGTAAGCCCCAGCTTGAGGTCTTCGCGATCGTTGGACGCGTCACGGCCGTTGTCGATGGACGGAGCGGGCGGGCACGTCCAAGATACCTCCATCCAGTCCGGGTCATCGGGCAATTCCCCATCGCTGATGCCCTTGGCAATAATCTCATTCCAGCTGGGCGTCAGGTCATCCTCAATCAGCATCGTCTGAACGGCGCCGACATAGCGGCCTGCCTTGCCCAGCGTCATACGGATGGTGCCGGAACCCGCCTTGGTGCTGTCATGCACGAATTCGTAAGGGAGCCCACCGGCGCAGATCATGCGCTGCAGGGCATCGTTGAACCCAATCCACACGTTAGTGCCACGCGTGGGCACCGGGTATTCCAGCTTCTCTCCGGTATCGAGCACCAGCAGTTTACCGCCCATCTTACGGCTGATATCATCGTAAGGGTTGCCACCGTTCCCGGTGACTTCGGCGGCCGTGGTCGGGTCAAGCGTACCGCCTGCCTTCGTGATAACGCGTGGAATATCCGACACGTCACGGACGGCGGTCTTCTCCATCTCGAAAATCTGAGCCTGGTCATCCATCGTGTTGAGGGCTTGAGCCAGGGGCGGCAGGCCGTGGGCGGCGCTGGCCCGCGTGGCCTTGCTGATATGGCGCACCTTATCGGCAGGCACCTTCCGGTCGGCGCCGTCATCCATCCTGAAGTTATATTCCAGCACCTCGCCGTAAGCCCCAAAGCGGAAGCCGTCAGACCAGCCATCGCCCTGCTTCGCATCGGCAGGGTTAACGCATCGGTGGGCTTCCACGATCTGCTGCTTAATCTCGCCCTGCTTATCCTCCACGGAGACCACGAACACCTCGCCGTCAATCGACCAGGTATGAATCTTAATCTTCTGGGCATCGCCGTAAGACCAGCGCCCATCAATCGTGGGCTTACGCATCTTACGCAGGTAATAGTTAACGTACTGCTTCGCCTTCTTATCGTCCTTGGCGTGGCTGTTCGGCATGATGCCGTCACCCACCACGTACGTCACCATATCGAGCGCGTACTGCGTCATGCTCGCGTAATTCTTTTCGGCATAGCGGGCTTTCTGCAGGAGCTTAAACCGCGTGGACTGGGTTACCTCCTTTTTGTTATCGGAAGGCGCCAGCCCAAAGAATTGGATTCGGCGGTCAGTCCATGAAGCCGAATTATAGTTACCCTCGTACTGCTCAGCCTGGCGCGTCTTCGCCTTGGCCTTCACGTTTTTCTTAGAGCGAGCGGGTGTCATATCGAGAGGCAAAACAGGATTGGCGGCGCAGGTTCTTATACGTGGCTGGGTCGAGCACGTACAGGGCATGGTTGCATTCCGCGATGATAGCGGACGGCGGGGCGGTCAGCTGCTTGCTGACGGACGAACCGGAGTCAGAGTACGAGACCACAATCAACCCGGACGCGTAACGATCCATGGCGGTCTGCTTGGTAGCCAACAGCCATGACTCGCTTGCCCCAATGAATAAACCAGTAGCGGCCATATACTTTTAGTCCGTTTGTTGCTCATTCGCTTCCACCATCTCGGCCGTGGCGTCTCGGCCGACAATGCCCCAGCGCACCGCCGCCAGCATCGCCAACAGCTCGCAGTCCAGCGCGTGGTTATCCTTCACCCCCTTGGGCATCACCCAGGTTGTCTTCCCGGTCTTCGGGTCACGGCGCCTGACTTCCGAATCCAGCTGGGCCACGTACTCCGGCGATGCGTCCCGCGAATAGGTGTGCACCTTACGAGCCCGCAGGCCGTGAAGTAAATCCTTACCCGCCAGATTTGACCACACAATCAGCCACGCCCTCTGCGTCATGCCCGGCACCAGATACGGCTGCGGGTCGGAATAGAAACGCTTCTGCCCACCCTTGACAGAAAAATCCTCATTGGCCGAACCCTTGGAACAGCGCCAGCCACGCTTGGCCGTCTCGCGGTACACGATCAACGTCTGATAACCGGAGTCCACGATAACCAGCCCTGGGTTAACCTCATGCTGTTTGGCGAACGCCTCCACCTCATCCCACGTGGCCAGCTTGCTGAACGCCATCAGGCGGCTGTGGCCGTCCTTGCTCCACCGGCGAACCGTGGCCCACCAGTGATCGCCCTGCATATCCACGCCCATCGTGCGGAATGGAATAGCGTCTTCGTTCTTGTCGGCCCGCGAGCTCAGCCAAGCCCGCTTACCTACCCGGTTAATCACCGCCTCATCGGCCCAGTCATCGGCCATGGCATAATCACCCGCCTTGACCGGGCTGGCGATTGCCCCG